CCTGAACGAACAACTGACAAGCGTGTTGTATCCGCAAAGAATATAGCGGTCAGGAACGGAGTGATGGCGGTGCTACCATCCTAATGTATGCACCAAGTGAGTATAAATAACAGCATGAACCGCCCTCACTTCTTCAGCGGTTCAATGTTGACCCATTCCCCGGCTGCGTTGGTAGTGAAACCAAGGGTGCGCAGGGTGCTCTCGGCGGTGGGGTGTGCGACAATGGTGAGGCGTGGCGTGGACGCGGCAACCGTCACAGGCGCCGCTTCGGCCTTGCACTCAGTCTTGCGCTCGACACGGGTTGGCTGCTCGGCGAAGCGACCGAGGTGCGGGTTGAGCGAAATGGGCATCCGGCGCGAGCGGCGCAGCAACTCCTTCCTTGGCGTGGGCTCACCACGGGCAGTCAACGCATTAAAGGGGTTGCCAGTAGAGTTGACGGTCTCTACAATCACCATGCTACCTGCAGTTGCGGGCGCGGTAGTGACCCGGTCATGAAAGTATTTGGAAGCTGAACGGCACTGGTGGTGTAGATAGAAGCGGTGTTGTCAACGCTTACGTACACTATGGTGGTGGGGTTGGCACACGCAGACGCGCCGTTGTCAGTGGTCGTGCACGACTGACCAGACCCACCATCCGAGTTCGGGGCGTACGCAGTAAAGTTGGCGCTGTACATCGAGGACATTTGCGTGTTATTGAGATACGCAATCTCGCCCGTCTCTGAACGCACGTTCAGCTCGGTGGAGGGGTTTGCAATGGCGCCGTGAGTGATGCCACCCGTCCCGGTGTTGTCGGTCTCGGCGAACGTGGTGTAGATAATGCGGAACAGCCCTTTGGTGCCAGCGGCGAACATGACGTACGGCCGGGAGCCCTCAACATCCATTGTGATGTTTGTGGAGCTGGGTGAGTACGCGTACCGGGTGGGGGGGGTGTAGCACGCATCGGCATTCCGGCTGCGGAACGAGAAGCTGACAAATGATCCGCGTCGCGCGGCGTCGAGGAGTGGTTTGAAGAGCCTGATCCGATAGCTCCACCACAGTTCCCCTAGGACGGCGCCATCGATGGGTTGTCCTTCAGTCCAAACGTACATGTTGGCCCAGTCGTACAGGCGGATGTCGTCGTCGGGCCCCGGGGGGGTGTCGTCAGTACGCACGAAAGGAGCGTCAGTGACAGCGATGCTAGGGTCGCACTCGATTGGGTGCACGATGCTTTCAGAAGGCGCGGAAGAGGAGGCCATCATGTAAGTTTCAGCCTCCCGTTTGTCCCGGGGTGGCGGTGCCGAAGCGTCATAACTTGTGCAAATGCCCCAAGCCCCAATAGAAGGATTAGAGCTGAACACGGCAGTAGCGCACAGAGATTTGGCTTCGGCGATCATACCGTCGGGATAGTACTGGGTAAAGTTGCCAGCGAGGGTTGACCCCCACGGGAAGGTGCGCGAAAGCCCAGGGTTAATGGGGAAGGCGGTGCATTTAAAACCGACGGACGAGGTGATGTCGCCCAAATACTCCTGGCGCACAATCTCCATCCAATTCTCCTCGCCGAACATGGGGAGCATGCCCGTGTTAAGGTCCATGAGGGAGTTCTTCTTCACAGTATAGCTTCCTATCCCGAGTATTTTAGTGATGAAGGAGTCAGCGGCGTTCCCCACGAGGCTGCTGACAGTGTCGACGACGCCGTGGCCAACCGAACGGAGTCCACGGGTCACGAATCCTTCGTTGTCTGGCATATTCGGGCGCCGGGAACCAACGAGCAGCCGACCTCGTGAAGGGGGAGGCGGTGTGCGAGTGGGCCCGGGCGCTGTGGCGGCAAGGGTGCGAGGGGTGTGCCTCTTGGTGTCGGCGGGAGCGCGCTGCGCCTGCCGCTTCACAACGGAGGGGGCGTCCACCAGGCTGCGGTGTGGGGTGCTGGGGCCGTGGCGCTCCACCCTGTGCTTCGTGTCGTGGTGTTTGCGGCGGCGCCGGGAATTGTGTTTGTTTTCTATAGTAGAAGCGGTTCAAATACAAGTGTACGACAAACCACGTCATACACAGGTGTACGCCCGAGGGCGAGTCTGGTCCGGGAGAGAGGTCGGCGGGTGGTATGGCTAGACAGGCACCCTGGTGGACAACCCAGAATGCAAGATTAAAGTTGACGGTGCCCGCTCCTAGTGGCTTGGCGGGCCAAGGGGTGCTATTACGCGCGGGCGCGTGATGGCGCTAGCGCCGTGGCGTTGCACACGCGGCGTGTCGGACCAGCATTTGCTCACGCGCTTTTCGCTGCCTAAGGGTGTGAGAAAGGTGGGAGGCCGTAGTCCATGTGCATGATACGGTCCACCCACTCGCCGTGATGGGCGGAACCAGGGGGGCCGAAAATGCAAGCGAAGAACTCGTCCATCTCGGTTTGTGTCATCGAATACCGCACACCCAAGGCAGTATCGTGATCAAAATATGCATAAGTCGAGTGCGACTCGGAATGGTAGTGCAGGCCGCAGTCGCCTGCGCGCGGCGCCCCGAGGAGGCGCATCAAGGTCGGGGTACGCACAGCATGGAAGGCGCTCCGAATGTAGCCGAGCTGGGCGGCGGCGGCACGTTCTCGCACGGTGCGGCCGAGGGAAGGCGACAGTTCCCCATATGCTGTCCCACTGACCCGCAGCAACGGGCCAAGGTTTGGCACCGAGAGGTAGGCACCAGAGCCGACGCGCACTGGAGAGTGCTTAAGAAACTGCAGGTGGGATGGATTTGTGAGGAGCGGGGGCTCGTCTATGAGATAACCAGCACGCGCAGCTCCGCGCACCAGACCGCCTGGGGTCCAGTCATCTTCTTCGACCATACCAGCGAAGAGCAGGATTGTCGCGAGGTTATTGATCATCGTTGTGAAACACCAACCGGACTTCATGAACCCATCTTTGAAGCGCACCTTGATGGATTGTTCCGGGTAGTCCGGGTTAGAGAATATCATGGGGGTCCTGCACTGCTCGATACACCTCTCCATGGTGGGGCGACAGTGATCGGGCGTTATGTACAGGAGTAGCTCGAAGAGTGCGGCTGTGTGGGACGTGTCGCACGCAGTTATGTCTATATTGAACATACGGACTTCTTGTGCGACGCGCACGGCGAGACAGGAATCATCAGAGAAGAACACAAAGTGCCCGCGGCCCGAGGGCTGCACGAGCTCATTGAAGTGGTGGGTCAAGTAATCATGGCGGCTCTTCGGGCAAAAGCACACAGTGAAGCCAGCGTAGTCAAAGCCGGCGCTGAGCCCTTCCTTCATCCGCTTGGCTAAGCCACAACCGAGGACCCACGCGCGCAGTCCGAGGTCGACAGTGGTGCGGATGAATTTGCCGGGCTTAGCGTACTCAGGGTGTTTCATATTCACCTTGTGGCTCCCGACGGTGTGCCCCCATGCACCCAGGATGCCATCATTAAGGGCCTCATTGAGGTAACGGATGCGCATATCCCGTTTGGGGTGGGCTTCGGAGGCCAGGGCAACAGCATCTTCAACCCAGGTGCGATAGCCGTCACACGTGGTGCTGTGGATCGCGCGCAGTGTGTCGCGGAGGCGGCGATACCACGGTTGCGCCGGGAGCGCGAGCTGTGTGGCGCGCAGGGCACTGTCGGCGAGGCCACCATCGCCAGGTAGGCGCACGCAAAGAGTGCGCCGCATGCCGTAATTCAAGTTGTGGGGCGTGCGCGCGAGAACAATGGCCGTGGTAAGGGCAACCGGGCCGAAAACGGTTCGGAAGGTCCGGATGGTGTTCTGTGGCATAGGGGAGAAGCACGGTTCACCACTGGGCAAAAGATATCGGCGCCCCGACAACACGACGTAGTCACTTCGGGGCACGAAGGGCGGGAGTGATGCTGGCGGCTGGTACTGCTCATCGTACACACGATGGAGGGGAAACGGGGCACAAACGCCCTCAGCCACTACTGAAAAACCGCCACCGCCGGGGCGGTCCCCGCAGGCGCCGTGAGCAACCGGTACGCTTGCGCACACCATAAGAGTTGGCACAGGTACACACAAGTGCTGCTTACCACAGTGGCGGCACGGTCGCCAAGGGCGTAGGCCTGCATGTACTTGCGCACCAGTGGAATCACCCTAGGGTGCACATCAATCTTGGCTCCGGCGCTGGTGAAGGCCGTTATGGCGTGGAACGCGGGGTCGTTGAGTACATCGCGAATGAGCGAGTCGCTCACCATAAGCTTGGTGTACGAGGTGTAACCCAGGGCACGCAGCACGTTAAAGTCTGTTGGGGTGCCGTCAGCACGACCCAAAACGGTGCCACGTGACCTCGTGAGGTACTCATACATGCGGCCGCACCAATGGCGTGTGGCAGTACCTGTGGGGGCGCGCTCCATCCCATACTGGGCGGGGCGCATCCGCGTAAGAACGAGGATGTCCTGCAAGGAAAGTGTCTTTCCGTCCCTGCACATGGCCGCGACGTGTAGTGGGACACTAAGAACGACGCGGTCATGTACCTGGAACTCATCGGGTGGTGGAAAGGTGACAAGGCACCTAATCGGGTGCGATGTATAGATGTACCGCACCGATATATGACCACACCGGGTGCCCGCACCATGGTTGGCTGCCGAAGCCATTGCCCGCAAGCCCAAATCGTGCGCCCTCAGGGGGGCCTGGGACTTGACCTTGGTGTCCCCGGGAGTAGCGTAACCGTGGAACGCGTCTTCGCGCGGCCCCTTCCACGCGGAAGGATAATAACCGCCGATGGGTACAAGTGCCAGGCGATCCGGGCGGATGCAGTCCTCGGTG